TTAAAGCTAAAATCGTTTCTGAGTATATACGTGCATTGGAAACGATATTTGATGTATCAGATACGATTTTAGCTTTAATACACCATAAAACTGAAGTATTTGTTGGGCGTGACATATAGTCAGTTAACATGCGATCGCCTGAAAGGCTCTGTGGCTCAGTTTTATCATTACCCAACACGGCAATTCTATTTGCACCTGTAGATGATGCAACATGTGAATTCTGATAAAAAGTATCATTCTCCGGATTATCAACTAATGGTAACGATGCCGTACCAGCGGTTTTTCCATAAGGAGCTGGATAATCAGTAGCTACATCAGTTGCACTATTCATCCAGAATGTTGTTCCATTATGTACAGTTGCATCCTGATGATCACCGACACTACCACCAGAACCCTGATTAGCATGCGAATTTGTACCAGCACCTCTCAAGAATTCTCCCTGTAAATCAGGAACTGCAAATGTAGTTGTACCGTCTCCACCAAAATAATCATAAGACCCGAAATTAGTGTTAATATGATCCGCTAATTCCTGATAATCCGTTATATTATACACTGTACCATCGCAGATTAAATACCCACTAGGTGCAATAGTACCCATGAATGGAATTATTGTACCGATCGGAGAGTTCATTATGTCACCATATAAACCTGTAAAATCAAACTCAAAATTTGGATTTATAGTGGTTCCAGTATTTCTAACAGTTACAGCTTGATCACCGGATTTTCCATCTACAGTAGCGGATGCTGTTATCACTGGCACCGTCGCTTCACCTGAACTAACACCAATTTGTTCGTAGCTCTGATCCGCTGCGATCCATGCATATTCCAAATACCTGTCCGTCTCACTTGTAGAATTTTCATTTGGAATCAAATATATAACAGATTCGGAGCCAACGGCCGGAAGATCTTCAACTGATGAATAATCGGTGTTATAAGTAATGGTTTCGCCAGTGTCACCCTTATCACCTTTTTCACCAGTGTCACCTTTATCGCCTTTTTCACCGGTGTCACCTTTATCTCCTTTATCACCCTTGTCGCCTTTATCACCTTTATCGCCCTTGGCCATTTCACCAGCAGCAACACGTTCGTTGACGGCTTCTTCTACAGTGGAATCGGTCATAGCGTAATTAAGTATATTAATGGCCATAGCTTATTACCTCCTATAACACTAACCACTGATCATTCTCCTGATCAAATTTATATGCTTTTTTCGTGTCCATCTCAAAAAACGTGTCAGCATTCCTTGCGCCATCTGCATAGAGTGGTTTTGTGTCTGTTGATAGACCATCGTATTCTTTTGTGAATCTCTGATCGTCTGTGGTTTTTGAATCATATATAATTGTAATCACAGATAAGCCCTCCTTGTTTAGTTTTGTTTTACCAAAATTTCCACCTGGGAATTTTTTGGATTTGAAAATGTAAAAATATCCCCTACTTTACATCGATCAAATCGCATCTGATGTAACCGTTTACTGTAACACCAGGTACCGGCTCAGCAATAATCTTCCAATATCCATTGAATGAACCAAACACTTCAGCCTTCTGACCAACTTTTAGTTTGGCTACAATAGTAGAATCAGGATCGGGATTTCGACGGATGTTGGAGTACTTAAGAACCACTCCAGTCTTCGGAACGATCTCTTCTTCAGCTTCCTCTACTACTTCCTCCACTGCTTCCTCCACTGCTTCCTCCACCGGTTCCTCTACTGCTTCCTCTACAGCTTCCTCTACCGGCTCTACAGCTTCCTCTACAGCTTCCTCTACTGCTTCCTCAGCCTGCTCTACGGTTTCCATTTTGAATTCCTTGGGCTGTACTTTGTTGTAGTCTGTATAATTGTATCTTCTATTTTTATTCTTACTCATAGTTTCCTCCCATTACCATGCAACCTGCGCCTTGAATGTCTCCCAAAGATCGTTGTTTTTACCCGTCATCGTAGCAGGGCATGCCTTGCCGTTAACGTCCCAGTGTCTAATGACTTTGTTTGCATTTACGCAGTTCTTCTGGATGTATGCAATCAACCATTTCGTAGCTGCGATCTGCTTCTTCGACGGGTTCTTCTTGGCAATATTGCACAGTTCGATCGATACTGAGTTTGCATTTGTACACTTCTTATAGTATGATCCTGCGCCATTGTTGGTGTTATAGAATCCACCTACAGACCAAGCTACACGGTTCATGTTAACGGACTTGTAAATAATGCCCTTACGATCAACAAAGAAATGCGCACCAGCCGTACGAGTGTTCGTGTAGGCAAAGTATTTAGCATTGGCTTCTGCTGTATCGCCATCATTGCCTGTGTAATGAATAACGATGTACTTTACATCACTTTTATCTCTCTTAGCACCCATCGAGTATTTCTCGTTAGCTAAGAGCTTGTTAATAGTAAAATCAGCCATTACTCATCATCCTCCTCTTCAAAGTTAGGGGCATCATCAGAACGATCATCGTCATTACGCTCTAACTCTGTATTAATCTCAGGTAAGCTTGCAATGCTCGTTAAAAGAGATAATAACGCAGCTAACACCGATGCTGATGACACAACAGCCCAATTAACCTGCTCGATTACAGCAGTCGTCCCAATCGTTGCAATTGCTGTTTGTGCAAATGTTCTCAACGATCTAATTCCTGCTGCTTTCCACCAATTTTTGTTCATCTTGTGTCCTCCTTTCATCTTCTTCATTTACTTCAATGTCTGATTTGCGCCGCCTAGGATGTTCAGGTGGCTCATTCGGTAATGCGGCTATGATAGGAGCCAACGATTTGATAGTACCGTTACCGCCACAACCAATATAAGCTTCGTATAAAGGATGATATACCTGTCGTTCCTCCAAAGAATAATAGCCCTTTTTTATGCAATCTTTATAATTTTTATACAGCATTTGTCCGGCCATCATTATTTCTAGTTTATCACGATTCGTTTCTTTTTCTTTGGTTTCCTTGAGTAACTCATCCATTTTATTATCTCGTTTCTGAAGTTTAAAACCTAAGAAACCAGTTAATACTGTTATCAAAGCTCCGAGTATTACACCTAACACCGACATAACGTGTGGATTGTTAAAAATATCATTCATATTCTCATATTCCTTTGTACTTATTTGTATAATTATGCGGTTCTTTTCCACATGTAAACTACAAGGTAAGGCGGCATGTTGTTGTGAGCTGTTCCTGAACCACGAGCGTAAGATTCTACGGTATGCGTGTGAGAACCCGCGTCCGATGTGGTGCCAGTACCGGGATTTGACGTGGCAATAACGCCTGCTCCTCCCGATGGAGCAACCGTTGTCAATGGATGTATCGCTGCCATATAAATATTATGTGAGTGACTTCCGCTTGATGATGTGGTCGTTGTTCCGCTTGAAGTATCAGAATTTGACCTATGGTTATGTGTTGGCATTTCTGCCACGGTCAGCGTGTGCGTCGCCTCGCCACCCGTTGCACCTGCCGTATAACTACTACCTGCCGACAACAAAAACCTATTTGTAATTTGCTCCCATGTACCACCAAACAATGTCGCTGGACTTGTTGAACTTATAGACATATAAATTGAGCCTACTGGATAGATTTTATCTACAATAGCTGCTACTTCGTTATCAATATCATTAGGTTGTATGATCATACTGCATGTCCTTTCTCATACTTTTATTTATGCTGTTCGTTCCCAGGCGTATACGACTTTATATGGTGGCATATTGGTGTGGCTGTTCATTGTTAACCCGTGACTGTGAGAACCGCCGCCACCTGTGTTCTGATTCGTAGCAGTTGCAGAATCTGTCCAATGCACATTACCAGATGAACTAGCGGTGCCACTGTCTACTAAACCATACCCTCCACTCGTTCCGAATGGTATAGAAATTACATGACTATGCGCATTTTGTGTATGTGTATGGCTAGGCATTTCCGCAATTGTCAAAGTATGCCCAGCAACTGTTCCGCTTGGAGTTACCGTTGCGCTACCACCTGTATTTCCAGCCGTATACGTATCGCCTGCTGTTAACAAAAATGTATCTTTAATTTGTTTCCACGTCCCCCCCCCGAACAATTCAGCAGGTGAGGTACTGTTTGTTGATGTATAAATTGAGCCTACGGGATAACAATAATCTAATAGGCTACTTGGTTGCATAATCATACCGTTTGTCCTTTCTCTTTTGCATCTTCAGCCTTGGGTTCGACGTATTTATCTTCCTCGACCATTTCTACGTCTACAATGGCTGAACGTTTGGAAATATAATGCTTAATGTTTCTTATTTCATCACTGACTGATTCCAGCATGCCTCGAAACATTTCAGCGGTAAATATCTCTCCGTGCGTATATGCGTATTCAAACGCCTCCTTAAATGTTTCATGTGTAGCTTCTTCCCATTTAAGCCATTCAGCAAGCCCTTCAACAACAGCCTTTTTACGATCCTCATCGTTTATTGCAAATGTGCTAACTTTATTCCAATCAGCGGGAATCATCTTAGGTATGATTGCTGATGACTCTGTTCTATAAATATAATTGTACTCGCCTATGAGCATACGCATATATTTATGATACGTTTCGGATTCTTCATGATAATGTTTCGCATGAGAGTCTGCATAATGCGGTAAAGATAGAAAGTCGTAATACTGCATCATTTGCGAATGGGCCATAACTCCATAAAGCAATCTATCAGCAACCTTATCTAAATGCAACTTTATTTTACTATCCATTTTGAATTTACCCCCATTTAATAAAAACCGGTAGATCCTGTGACAGACCCACCGGCTGAAACTAATAAATACGCTGTTTACATAAGTTTTGTAGCGACCACATCTATTGTACTAAACGTGGCTGCAACTCCACTATTAACAACCGTCACTAATGTAGGCGAACTGCACGGACAATTCGTGTTGTTAGCTCCAACCTGCACGATAGTAGTAAACGACAGATTGTGTGTAGACGTTGCGTCTGCTGCGGTCTCCGTAGCTACTGCAGGAGCCTGAGCTACACCATTCTTATACAACTGAATAGTAATCTCCCCAGCTTCACCAGCAATAGCAGAAGCGCTTACAGAAACTTTATATAAGCCGCATTTATTGAACTGTAATGTTGCAGATCCATTGTTAACAATGGCTACACCTTTGCTAACGGCTGTAACATTACAATGGAATAGCTGCGTTTGCTGCTACTTCTACATTTTTGGAATAAATCTCGATCATTCTAGTCCATCCTCCAATTTATGCACTACGAGTATTTGTAAACATGACAACTTGGACAACCAAACTTCCACTTGGAATTGTATTACAAGAGAACGTTAAAGAATTTGTCGCCTGAGTTGTTACTTTTACACCATTTGAAAGCCAACTTGCTTGGCTCGAGTCATTAGGATAGACGAACATAAGCGAATCAGCAGTAACCCCGGCAATAGTCTTCGTACATGTTAGTGTAGTAGAATCCCAGTCAGACGTACTTATTGTAACACTGGTCATTAATGGTTTGGCGGATTGCAGAGCTCCATCGATAATATCGAAATTATCATTGAAGTTTTGTACATCCACCGGTTCATTATACGCAGGTTTAATAAGACCGAAGTTACTGGTTGACCCAGCCATTAAAGGTTACCGCAGCCGCAATTACAGAAAGGATTGTTACCAGTATAATTGTTCGGCTGATTCCATACAAAATTATTTGGATATGTCGGGTTGTAATTCATATGTGTGCACACCTCTCTTTTCTCTTTACTTTATAAAGCCTTTGTGAACTCTATATTACTGTTGTAATCGTCGTCGGAAATATAAGTATTAATATTACTTAATTCGTAGCCAGAGTATGTTACAAGTAGCGTGTCGTTCCTGTATAACTGCATAGTAGCAATAGCTTCCGGTGTGAAAATATCAACCAGCTCATTGAACGTCTTTCCGGTAAGGTTAATGGTCAATGTAATTTTATCTTCACTACTTTCAATTCTATTTGTTGCGTTCTTAATCGTAACGCTCTGCTCATTTGCTAAAACAAGTGTCATATTTGTTCCTCCTTATTCTGACTTAAATTTCATGTTCTTATGTCGAGAAATATAAGCCTTAGTGTATGTTGCATCTTCGCAATGATTGGCCCCATTGAAAATGAGACTATGACAATATGAGATCATTTCATCATATGTCATATGTAACACCGACCAATCAGTATCGATATAGTCAAAGAACGTACCAAGCCAACTCTCTACGAATCGAACATCTGAATGGTGACGCACTGCATGTAATTCATCATAAATATCCGATGGAACGTATTCATCCCAAAGCGGCTTGATGTGTTCTTTAAGGCCAGATACATTGTCTCTCAACGCATACCAATCCTCTTCTTTAGGTGTCCATTCCTTATCTGTAGATACGTTAAACAGCCAATCCAGTAGATTGTACATCGCATAAATATTCATGTTCAAAACTTCATGCTTAAATTGTTCATCATCTTCGATTGTCATACCGTTCTCTTCATTAAACCACTTCTCATATTCGAGAATCTGTAACGAAGATCCCATAGTCCATCCAGCAAGGTGTTGACCATAATGTGGATCTTGTCTTGAAAGGCTATTGTAATTAGGGAACCAGTATGCAAATGCCTGCGTTTTTTCATGATCAAAAGCTACAATCTGATAAGATTTGTCATGATTGATTGCATAATCTAAGCATCGAATAAACGGGTAATCTTCACCTTGTCTGGATCTAGTTCCTGTTGGGAAATGAATATCATGATGAACTATGAATCGTCTATTGTAGCATCTTCCCTGAACCCAAATCGAATTGCCGGGGATGATGTTAGCGTATTCATCTTTATCAAAAGAATATACAGAACCACATACACAAGCAATCGGTTTATTCTGGCTTTCTTTTTCAATGATTTCCCAATAACGATATAAGGCATTCGGCGCAAGCATATCGTCACAATCAAGTAAGCAGAAATAATCCCATTCCGCTGCTATAAACCCAATTTCTCTACTTTCACCCTGATACTTGTGCTCTTCGTTGATTAAGAGTTTTACAGAAACCCGATCGGTATCATATAGCCTTTTGAATTCATCTGACAAGAAGTAATCGTATTTGCTGGTTCCATCCTCGCGTCGCCCTTCGATCCAATCGTCAACAATGACCACTTCATATCGTGGATACTTTTCATCAGATGGGGCCCATTGCCGAACCGCAGATAGAACACTATTTGATACGATGTTTAAATCTCCCCATGCCGGTATAATTACCGACAAACCTCTAGTTACCATAATGTTTATTACCTTCCTTATACAAAGTTATGAGATGAGTCTATCGTCGTGGTGCTTATTGAAGTGTTGTAAATGTACTCCCGTGTTGAATACGTTAACTTAGTAGATGTTGCATTTAGATTATACCCGCTTATAGTTCCCGTATATGTACTAGTGTATCTTGTTGAATAAGTGGATGCTGTGTAATTGGATGCTGAATATGTACTGTAAGATGACTTACTATACATATACAATATATATGTTTCGTCCTTGGTTGACCCAGAGATAGATATAGAAGTAGATCTACGTCTGGTGCTGGATTTGTAAGTTTCATATTTAGTAGATGTTAATCTTGTATTGCTCGCCATTACATTACTAGCCATGAAACTAGTAGTTTTATTTGCTATCGTTCCAGCACCATTTATTTCTCCTGATGCATTAGAACCGCCTAATGGAGTATCGTTTATATCATCAGATGTTTTTGAACTGAAGTATGTCGATGCTGTAAAAGTAGAAGCCACATATCGCGCTGTTGTGATCGATGCGCTAAAACTATAATTTTTATGGCTGTCCATCATACCAGCACGTGAACTCATACTCGTGCGTGCGTAATAAGTTTTTGCCGTAGAATATAAATACCTTGACGTACTGGTCATGTTGCTATTAGACCCGTTAGATGACCCACTCCTAGTAGCAGTGTACATAGTATAATAATCTGTAGCAGTTTTAGTTGTCAACGTTGAAGTAGATGCTGTGGTGTTAAATGTTGTACTACGGCCTATATAATAATCATCCCCACTAATGTTAAACTTTAATGGGCTGTATACTGACGCAGAAGTATCTGTGGTCAGCCCTAATTGGTTTATCGTTCCACTCACGATATAGTTTAACCGTTTCTTCTTATCAAAAACGGTCGTATACTCTGGGCCCGTTAAGTCATAAGTTGAATTTGAGCAAATATAATTTAAACCCATTACATCTGCCCTCCTTCTACGCAGTCGTTATCCAAATCGCTCCATTCGTGGTTGGTGTAACCGCCGGATCGACTTGTAATACAACTGTCGCAACACCACTACCCATTAACTGTTCCACACTGACTTTTTTACTCTCTACCTCAGATGAATCCGTGAGTAATAGTAAGTCATCCGATGCTAATGCATCAGCTGATGTTAATTCACTAACTTTTTTAGCCATAAATATCCCCTCCTATTACTCAAGCAATACATTTTCATCATCTTCTGTGTTAAGATTATCAGAATCCTCTGTAAGAACTTCTTCAATGATTGTAATCTGATAACTTGTAGACAGTTGTCCGTAGGTCACTGTTACCGTATCGCTAGTCTGGTCTGTAATTGTTTCTCCATTTTGAATACTGAAAACGCAATCATCCACGTCAACTGTTGTGGTAGTTCCAGTTTCATAATCATGGATCTGTACAATAACACCTTCATTGCTGAACTGATCTCCAACCGTATAATTAACTGTTGCACCTGTTGTATCGATGGTGATTGTTTCGTTAACCATGATTGTAAACGAAACAGACAGAGTGTCAGTTCCATTATCGAACGTTGCAGTTACTACGTTTGTTGATCCAGTTAAAACGCTTCCTACCGCTGGTGTAAAAGTACACTTATTCGTCCAGTCAACGAATATTTGTGCAACAGAGTTATAGCCATCGATTTCAAGTCCATCAATGTTAAGCGTTTCACCAACTGTATACATCGTCTTATCCGGCAAAGAAACGATTGTTAAACTTGCTACGCTATAATTGAAACGTCCATATTTCAGATCGTTCCATGTCCATGGGTAACCGCTAAACCAATCATAAACACCACCGGATTTCACAAAATTCTCAGAGTTATATGATGGCATTCTATCGACCCTAAACGATACACTCGTGGAGCCAACCTTTTCCCAACCATAAGTTACACCGTCGGCCATCAAAATCCAAACGTATTCGTCTTTAATGTTACTTTGCTCTGGTACATCAGTTGGTACGAGATAAATGACGCCTGGTTGTCCCGTTGCAGGAAGGACATTTACAGATCTCCATGTTACAAATGAATCAGCTAATTGCTGGATTTGCGATAATATGATCCCAGCCTGCTGTGCATAGTAATATGAATTATCTGCTGATGTATCTTGTTCTTCATTGTCCGAGTTAATAAACGTTCCACCATGAGCCCATGCCTCAGATTCATCAGCTAAATTAGAAGCGTTATTACTTCCAACGGTTTGAGTAGTGCCATCCGATCCGATAAACGTACCACCATATGTATATGCTGATGAAGCATTAGCATAGTTCTCAGCATTATTGTATACGTTCGTTTGGCTCTGACCGGCTGCATTTTTGTACGTTCCACCATGTGTCCAAGCTTCAGCCTCATTAGCATAGTTCTCGGCGTTATCATAGGTATTTGTAACTTGGATACCGTTATGGTCAATGTACGTTCCGCCATGTGTCCAAGCTTCAGCCGTATCAGCATAATTCGATGCATTATCGGTGGTTGTATTTACGGTTGTGCCGCTTTCGTTAACATAAGTGCCACCATGAGCCCATGCTTTAGCCTCATTAGCATAGTTAGAGGCATTGTCATATACGTTCGTATGTGTGACGCCTTGTGAATCGGTATAGGTTCCACCATGTGTCAAAATATCCGCTTCATGCATCGAATCCCCAGATAATTCTTTATAGTACTTTGAATTGTCTGAAGATGTGTCGACTGTGTTACCATTTTCATCAACAAACGAATCACCATGAGCCCATGCTTCTGACTCATTAGCAAGACGCTCAGCTTCTTCAGCAGCTCCCTTCGTCTCATCCACATACTCAAGAAGCGTTTCAAACTCAGGTGAAGACTCAATATCATCTTCCTGAACCGGATTACGATCAATTAAGAATACGATTGGACTTGAGTATACGTAAATATAATCATCATCTGCTGTGTTATAAGAAACCATCTCGACTGTTGCAGTCGCTTTACCCTCTGCAGCTGTCATTTGCTGCGTGATGTAAAAATATAAAACTTGTCGATCGGTATCTTCACCTAAGCAAGGGTTATACACGACTGTTCCATCCGGTTTCTTATAGCGTAAGTTTGCTTCTAAAAAATCACTGGGGAGCGTATATAACGAATCACCATCGCATAGATGAACCGCCAAAATCGGTAACGTATCATCATACTGGACCACACGAATAGGTCTGGGAACCGGTCTGGTAGTCATGTTTACGTATACGTCATGTACGATCCCGTCTGGTGTATATGCCATTAATGTCACCTCCCCATTCTTTTCCTTCTGAGTCCACAAATATCAAGAAATGCGTACTCGCTTTTGTTTGTGACTGTGTGTCCGTTTCACGAATAACCTCTCTGGTGAAAGTTACATTCGCATAATGTTTCCCAAGTTTTTCTGTCATAGAAATATCAATCGGGAAGTATACCGTTTTACGATCTGAAGATACGCCTAATGCATTTACGATCAAACTATCTCCAACTCGCATTGTAGCATTCCACTCTTCCGGAACGGCGAATGGTTCACCCCATTGATAGGGTCGAAATGAAAATATCCGCCCACCATACTCGCCGTGGCTAAGGTGGACCGCTGTAATACGATTGATCGCCGGTATAATATCTCCACTACATGGGATTTCAACCTTAGTCGGCGTGTATGTTAATAAGGACATTTACGTTTCTCCTTTACTCAGTATCTACAGGTAGATTTGCTAAAATATCCGCCTTCCACGACTCATAATCAGCATCGGCTTCTTCTTTATTTGCTTCATAAACAGACAAATCTAAGATCGACTGATTAAAGCTGATTGAACCAGGCTCCGCATTGTAATTAGCACTCATGGCCATGACGTTTGTGTTGTTAATCTTTGATATTGCCGAGTAACTTCTTATTTCTGTTTCATTCACTATTGCCATTTTTTAATTATCTCCTTTAAATCTTGGATTTCTTTATGGTTATTCTGTATGAGTTTCATCATAACTGGGATAATGAAATCTTTATTCCACTTCTCTGCGATTTGATGCCCGTTATAATCTAGATGGTCTACAACAATATCAAATGCTTCATCAAGCTCTTCAGCAATAAAACCAGGTATACGTTTTCCATAACGCTCGTCATCAGGATCTAGATATGTATCCTTATAATTATACCAATGAATAGGTATATCATATAGGCATTCCACATCTTCTATATAAAGCGGTTCAATGTTTGTTTTATAGCGAAGGGACGATGATACACCAGATATTCGAAGTTCTCCGTACGCATAGCCGTCATATGCACTAGTTTCAGTATTCCATGACACATTTATGTTCGGAACTCTTAACGCCCAATCAGTGGTACGCACGCTAGCGCCTGGGATGAATCCTACATATAAAGTACTGCCTACTGATACACTGCTGGCTATTTGCATAGCGGCGCCTAATCTCAAATTCTTATCGATGTATATACCACCTGAAGTAGTATCACACGATATGGTTGCGCCATTCCATCCATCAGTTAAACGGATAACGCCAGAAGCATATAACGTTGTCTGAGCAACGCCATTTTTATGTGTTAAATTCATGACGCCAACACCATCGTTAACACTGTAAATGGATATTTGTCCCTCGCCTACCCCAAAAGGAAAAAACGCTCCTGTGGCGGTCAATGTACCATTAGAGCTTACTTCAAATTTACTGCCAATTGTTATGCTTCCACCACTTATCGTAGTACCACTTATCGTACCACCGTTTATCGTAGTACCGGTTATCGTAGTACCGGTTATCGTAGTACCATTTATCGTACCGCCGCTTATCGTGCTAGCGGTTATCGTACCTGTAAATGTAGCATCTCCACTCGTATTAAGAGTTATAGTTGCTGTGCCTGAAGAATTATACAATTTTATACCACTAGAGTCTGCTAATAATAATGTAGTTCTTGACGTACTTGTCGTGTTGTAATACAACCTAAACTCATCTTTGGTCCAATGGCCAAACTCTAAATCATTAGAATTGTACATATATATGGCACCATTGCCAACGTTCCACGTTCTAACGCTTCCAGACGAATCTGTGGTTGTGTATGTAGATGCACTACCGCCAAGGTTTAATGTGCCGCCTTTTATATATTTGCAATTCAGATAACCGGTCATTGTCTCTGGAACATAAAATATACCGTCTATACTCCAACCGCTTGTGTAAGGCCCTGGATAACCATTATTCTTACTAAATGCAATTCCGGCTTTATTCATACGGATAACATTTGAAGCTGTCTCAATGTTTGGCGTATCCATAATAAGTATTTCATCAGGAAGTCCAGTCTTTGTATCTGCGGCATAGGATCTATGCATGACAACATAACCGCCCAACCCAGACATAATCTTACCGGTTACAATATCTTCACCGATCGTCCTAAGATCAGCTTCCGTCACTGCTTCATTCGCAGATGCCGCAGCAGAAGCAATCGTAGAACTTAAAGAAGTGGAAATATCACCCAAATGAATACTTTCATATCGCCCTGTAATACAGTTGAATTCCGTTCTATCGCATTCAGCCTCTGTTTCCACTTTTAATTTTGGAAATATCACATGGACTGTATCGCCAAGGTTAATTGTTTCTAACGAACGGATGTTAGCTGTATCTGGATCGTTTTCCGCAAGATCTTTTAACGTGATAAAGCTAACCGTTATATCAACACTCGGTTTTGTAATATCATTCTCACGCATATACTCGCCGGCTGCTGCTAACATTGTAGCTGGATTCGTGGGCATCCCAGAGTTTCCACCACCGGACGATGACGCTGCACAAATATAAGTCTTTTGCCAATCGTATGTTACACTATCAGCTCCGACATGTATCATACGAGCGGAGTTTGTCCATGTTCCAAGCACTGTATTGGAGTCATCGTCCTTGTAACAACTCCATTTTGAATTTCCGTCATAAACCCATCCAGTGACTTCAGTCCAATAATTTTGCCCATCTTCTGTTCCAGGTTCTTTGCCTTTAAACTTTTGAACCCATTTTTCACTACTATCCTGTAATGAAGTATCTGTATCTTCCGATGTTACAGCATGCTCTTCGAAGTTTGAAATGAAGTATCTTTTCCGTCCATAAGTAGAAATCGATGATGGCATCCATACGCAATCGTTTGTTGTGTATGCCGTAGTCGAACTATACTGGCCTTTATAATTAAAAGACCCCTTAGTGGTTAAATCGCAATACCCGTCGTTATCAGACTGCCAGTATGTATAAATCTGAGTGTACATGGATTGAATGTTTTCATCCTGAGTCATGTCTGTCAGATTCTTACCGTATCTGATATACACACCACGATCTTCACCACGTTTCTGGTATAATGTCGCTGTATGACCATCGAATTTCCACTCGCCTTTCCAGTAATTAAGAATACCGTCGCTATCACCAAGCAATGACTTTATTGATGACGGCTTCTTAATTGTAAACATCGAGTTCTCATCCCACGTGTCAATGTCTCTGAACGTTGAACCAGTAGAAATTGCGAATGGGAGTGCAGATCCATATAATTTTTGGTATGATATTTTAATAGCTTCTAATGCATTTGCACAGTTATAATATGGTATTGGTGTTGTCGGATCTTCATCATAGTATAATGGATATGCTGCCATATCTGACATATCATAACTGATGTGCTGTGCCGAAACAACTACCAATCCACTTATAGGCTTCGAGATTTTGTAAATGCGAAATGGTTGATAGCCACTGGAATCGCTTGCTTGTGCATAGATGATCCTTCTAAGCTCAAGATCATTGTAATGCGTTCCAGTCACAGGATATGTCATAGATAGCTCATATGTACCATTAATCTCCTCTGTAACAACACAAGAGGTACAATCGTTTAACGATCCAAGACCCATCGAATCATAGACTGTTGCATCAGCATCAAATAGCTTAATCATTAGAACATACCTCCTATATTACAAACCACCTTGGTGTTACTTTGACGTACTCAATTGAGGCGGCGTTATCTACGAAAGTGATGTTATTCTCTCCAGGTTCTAATGTCGGAAATTCCCCAGTAGTTGAAAACGTAACATACGGATTCAGGTTATAGGATGAATAATAACAGTCTTTCGCATAACTATCTATAATCAATGGAGGATTATTAGTATAATAAGACCCATCAGTCTTACCAATCTGTACACCTTCTCCATTAATATTCAACGTTACTGGAAACGTTGGGGAAGTCACAAACGAAACCTCGATTAATGGTTCAGCCGTATAATCAGTTGGATTATAAATGGTTGCTGAGCTTGTGTATTTCCTCACACGTTCGCCATCTTTCAAATATCTTTGTGGCTTACAGTTGAACTTAATGGTTGCTGCTCCAGCTTTTAAGAACATGGTTTCTACTTCAACAGAATCCTTGTACATTGCCATGCGATAATAGTCAGGTTCATACGAATCTTCCAATCTTGCATAACCATTAGCTGAATGTAGCCATCCAACTATACTTGCCACTAAATCTGTATAAATTTCATTGGGGTCATAAATGGCAATACTGTATTCCTTATCGACGTTCTGCCATGACCCCTGATCGATTACAACGTCGCCGTTTCTTCCCGGTACATGTGTAATGTTATAGTCCCGCTCAGGGGCAACATATCCAGGCGCGGTCTGCACCTGGACACGTAAATCCTCTGAAGAGACACCGTTAAAACGTATTACGCCCATACGGATTGCCTCCTATCAACTTGCTCTTGAATAACCCTTGAAACCTCCTGAGCGATTTCACGAGGATTATTACCTGTTACATAAATGTTATAATTGTTAGTTTCAGTAGACTGATCAATGTTCTGATGACCACCAGCCAATCCATTTTGAATTTCAGAAAGTGCCTGTCTATGAGCACGAATAGATGATTCATAGTTTGCTGCTTCAAGCGAAGCGACCCTTCTCTGACTAAGCAAATAATTGATCTCTTGCGCCTTTGCACGAACATCAGTTAAATCAACAACCGGTGCTATAACAGGATTGTCTTCCATCTCCGTAGCATCAGGCAGATAGCTCATCGCTGTAGCCAAAGCATCTACAGTTTCATCACCGACTGCCGTTGCCTCATCGGTTGCTAAGCTAGCGTAGTATTTCAAACCTTTCGCAAGACCCATATCAGCAAACTGACCTAAAAGCGCGAACTCTTTTGAAGGTGATGCGATGCCAAGTCTGGTCTTCAACGCATTGATGACACCGTCGCCCAGATTGTTAACAGCTTCTACAGTCTGTGGAGCATTGTTTTCAATACCCTTCTTAACGCCTTGTACAATATTGCGGCCAATGGATCTGGCAGCTTTTCGCATTTTCTTACCCTGCTTTGTTTGAGGATCACCATACTTTTTAAGTACGTTAATGATACCCTTCGCAAAGCTTCTAGCCATTGTCCTACCGGCCTTCTTTGTACCACCGCCTTCTTCATCATCTTCCGACGAATCGGTATCTGCAGCAGCATTAGCTGCATCGGCTGTGTCATTTATAAGAGATGTTCCAGCGCCATCAGTATTACCAGTTAAATGATTATAGAATGTCTGTCCTGCTTCACCACCAAGATCAGTATATTGCGATAATATTTGCTGAGACATGGTTTCAGGAATTGTCAGGGCGGCACCTACATTATTCATGTATTCCGCTAATTGAGCATCATCCATACCAAGAATCGTTTCGAGTGCATCGTTGTAGTCAACGCCTTTACTCATTATATCACCCATAATAGCTGCAATCGTGTTCTGATCAAGACCAGTAGCAGATAACCTAGACTTCAATGATGTAATATTAGCTTGCCACTCGACAACTTCAGTCATCTTCTTCTTTGCATTGTCTAGCATCTCTGATGCATTTGCTGAGACTGATCTACCATATTCAGCATTCGCCTGCGCAATTTGTTCGCCAGTTGCTGACAAGAACGCTTTGATTTTAGGAAGTCCTTCTGTACCAAGTGCTTCTAAGGATTCGATAATACCCTCAGATACACCCATAGCACGAAGCTTAGCAATACTGTTCTGATAATCAATCGTTTCGTCATTGTTCTTCTTCATGTCATCCAAAATATCATCCATGGTGATACCAGCGGATGCAGCGTATTGAGACCAATAACTAGACGCTTGACTTAATTCAGATTGTGTCATCTCGGCAAACGTTTGAACAGTATCAGCACCTTCTAAACCAAGATCGACTAAGTAATTGTAAAGATCTGCAGAAATATAACCACTGTTCATTGCCGCTTTAAGTTTAGCTAAGTTGTTTCGCCATGCTGCTACACCTTCAACATTGGACTTCATGTTCTCGATCATTTCTGCTTGAGGTGTCTTTAATTCACTCATCTGCTTCTCAAGTTCTTCTAGTTCTTTAGTAACAGACTTAATATTATCTCTATAAGTTGCAGAATGGTGATCGACAGCCTCATCCATCTTTTTCCAATATTCCAGTTCGGCTTTCTTTGCAGCTATCTCTTTTTCAAGATCTTCTTTAGATTCCTTATAATTTTCAGCCGTATCGTCGCC